GATAGGGCCCGCCCTTTGGCAGGACGCCGCCTTGCGCCAGTTCGTGCGCCTCAGCCGGATCGGCGCTGTGGGTCGAAAAAAAGCAAGCCGCCAGATCCTCGGGCACGTCGTAAATCTTCCCGGCCTCGTAGTCGACAGTTGTGATGCCGTCGGGTGCGCCCTTCTTGGTCTCCAGCATCAAAATGCGGATGGTCGGCTTGGGCGGGTTCAGGTTGTGGGCGCCGACGCGCATGGCATGGACCTTCGGTGGGGCCGGGCGCAGCCAGGACGGAAGCAGCCCGGCGAGCATCAGCGGAACCCGAATTTGAACTTGAGCCCTGACGCCGTATAGGTCGGCGTGCCGCCCCTGGTTATGCCGGCGACATAGAGCGTGGTCGAGGCGGCTGCAGCCTTCAGGAGCTGCCCGATGTTGCCCTTGCTGCCGATCCGCGCTCCTCCGAAGTCGACATAGTCGGTAGTCAGGATCGAGCAGGAGCCGATGATCTTGCGCGCGTTCGCGTCCGAGATGTTCGGTGCGCCGTTAAAGGTCCCAAGCGACACGTTGCTGTCGAGGAAGATCAGATCGATCTTTATGCCCTGATCGTCCTCATCGAGCACCTGGACGCTCTGCAGCGTGCGCACGCCCGCGGCGTAGTCGAACGCGCTGGCGAGCGCAGCGGTGTCGAATAGCACATCGCCATCCGCATAGATGCTGGTGTCGAGCACCGGCGTGAAGTCGAGCACCGTGCCAGTCAGGCCGGCTTCGAGCGTCTCGTGAACGCCGTCGAGATTGGTCTGCCGAAGGAGTGTCATCAGCTGATCTTCCGCCACTTGATGGTGATCACGCCCGTAAACGTGACCGCCTCGGCCGCCGCGATGTTCGGCCACGTCGCGGCGAGGTTCAGGAATACGTCATGGACGCTGGCCGACAGGATCGTCAGGCTCTGCACGGCGGCGCCGCAGCGGTCCGCCGCCTGCACGACGGTCGTGCCGAGCACGTAGGTGGAGAGCACGCCGATATCGCCCTCGAGGATGTTTTCCGAGGTGGCGCCCACTTCCCCGAGCGTGTCCACCGCAGTGGAGCCGATGACTGTGCCGAGGCCGCACTCGCCGTCGGTGATGGTGCCGTGCGAGGCCTGATCGAAGGTGCCGACGATGGACGCCTCCAGCGCGACGATGGTGCCGGCGGGGAAGGTGTAGACCTTGGCGCCGATGGCGAGGTCCGCGTTATCGTCACCCGTGCCGACCGCGAAGGCGGTGAGCGTCAGCTTCGTGAGGTGGTCGAGGCCGTTGGAGAATTCCTCGACGGCAATGGTCGCATCATCCGCCACCGTGCCGACCGTCGCGCCGGGGATCACCAGCGCACCGGTGAGATTGTCGCCGCTGCGGCCGAAACCGAGCGCGTCGGCCATGAAGGCCACAAGGGCGCGGCGCGCGGCGCTATCGCCGTAGGCGCCGAACACGCGCTCCAGCAGGCGTTCCTGAGCGGACGAAATTGCCATGGTCTCTCCAGGTCAACAGCCGGGCCGGCCAGTGCCTGCCCGGCGTCGTGTGTCGCGTGTCACCGTTACGAGCCGAGCGTATTGCCCCGCTTGCGCGGGATGCCGAGGGCGAGGATGCCGATCGGAATGTCGCCCGACGAGTTGCCCGTCGGCGTGACTGTCAGGCGCACGTAGCGCTTGGTTCCCACATAGCCGATAGTCTTGATGCCGTTGTCGTCGGCCTGGGTGAAGGCTGCCGCCGTCTCCGGGGCAGTGCCCGCTGTCATGCTGAGCATGTCGGCATCGGCCACCGCCGCCGCATCGGAGAGGCCACTGTCGTCGCCCTCCTCCATCAGCACGACCGTGGTGAAGCCGGCATCCGTCAGCGCGCCGAGCAGGATCACGAAGGTGAGCGCCATTTTGGTGCTCATGTCGATGATCTGCGAGACGAAGGCCGTATCGGCATTGGTCTGCGTGAGGGGCGACAGCGCCCGCTCGAAGCTCAGGGTATTGAGTGCGTCGCGACCAATCATGGTCCTGATCTCCTAGTGAGTGTGGTCCAGGAGCGGGGACCGAAGCCCCGCTCGATTGCGTTGGCTTCGGATCAGGACGTGCCGAACTTCAGCAGCTTGATCGCGTCGCTGTCGATGATCGCCCCGCCCACGCGCTTGGTCGTGTAAAACAGCGTGTACGGCTTGGCGGTGTAGACATCGCGCAGCTGGCGCATGCCTTGCCGGTCGACCACGAGATAGCCGCGCTTCCAGTCGCCGAGAGCGATCGCGAAGGCGTTGGCCGTGGTGTAGTCGGCCATGTCCGCGAACTCGGTGACCGGGTAGGAGAATAGGCTGTCGATGACGCCCTGTGCGGTCAGCTTGTAGTCGTAGATGAAGTTGCCGTTCTGATCCTTGAACTTGCGACACGCACCGAGCGTGGTCTTGTTCATGGCCCAGCGCAGGTTCTGGCGATATCCCGCGTTGAACTTGTAGATCAGATCGAGCAGATCGTCGGCCGGCGATGCGGTGGCACTGGCCGTGCGGAACGCACCGGACGAGCCGGTATAGGTGTACTGCAACGCGCCGAAAGCGCGGGTTGCGTCTGCCGTGGTGACGAATGAGCCCTGTACCTGGCTGGCGAAGCCGGCAGGCTTGGCGACGCCCGTGCCCGTCACGAACGCGGTGTTCTCGGCACGCGCGAAGCGGTCGCCGATCTTGTCATTGAGCCAGCCCTCAACGTCGAAGGCCGCGTCATCCAGCAGGTTCTGCGTCGCCTTGGGCATCGCCGAGATCTCGTGCACGGGGATCTCGAGCTCACCAATCTGCGGTGTGGTCGTAACGTTGCGCGTCGACTGCTCACCTACCCACTCGTAGCCAGCATCATCACGGTCGACCGGGAACTTGATCGACGACGAGCTGATAGTGATCACGCTGGCAACCTCGCGCATCGCCGAGGTCTCCCGCATGCGGGTGATGATTTGGTCGGAGCGGGCCGGTTCGACATAAAAACCGCCGTCGGGCGCTGATCCTACCGACAGGGTTTTCATCTCGTCCGGGGTCAGCGCCTTTTCCCCGCGCCGGACCATTTTTGCGCAGGCGTCAGCGTATGCCTTGCGGAATGTGCCAGCGCCCGCTTCGTCGATCGGAGCAGCGACCCCCTTCTCGAGGAACCACTCCCGCATCTCGACGTTGTACTTCTTCTCGACCTCCAGCGCCTTCTTGGCCTCTGGCGTCTCTGCGACGTTCGGACGGGACGCCTTCTTGTGAAGCGCGTTGAGCTCGTCGTTGGTCTTCTTCTTCAACTCCTCGAACGCGTCGTCGGTCTTCTTCAACTCCGCCTTCGTTACTGCGTCCTCGCCGCCCTTCTTGATCTGCTTCTCCAGTTCCTCGACCTTCGCGCGATTGGTGAGGAGGGCTTTCTGCAGGTCGTCGAAGAGGGCCTTGACCTCCGTGGGGAGGGGATTTCCGCCGTCTGCCATCTTGGCAAGCTCCTAGGAACGGGCCACGTCGGTGAGACGTCGCAGCTCGTCCACGAATGGAACCTGCCAAGCGACGTCCGGTTGCTTTACGCACACAGCGTCCGCAACCTGCTCGCCGCCCGACTCGCTCAGGGCCTTGATCAGGGACTTATAGAGGGCAACTACGTCGCCCACTTTCGACCGACTAAGCTGGGACTCGCTCACCAGCCGCCGCTCGAACTCGCGCAAGAAGGCGATATCGGACGGCAAATCGGTCGATTTCACCGCCTGGATAACAGCCTTCTCGTTCATTGGGAAGGCCACAACTGAGATTTCTCTCAGGTCGACGGCCTTCAGGACACGCACCGCCGCGTTGCCGCGCTCGGTTGTGGAGTCAACCACGCGATAGCCGATGCTCAGGCTGTCGAGTACGCGGTCCTTGAGCAGCTCGTAAACGTCACGCGATTTGGACACGCCGAGGCTGAGCTTGCCCTTGCCGAGCAGGCCCTGGCTGTCCTCGCTCAGCGAGAGCCAACGGCCGATCGGCTGGCACGGGTCGTGCTCATAGAGCATCTTGACGCCGTTGCTGCCACGCTCCTGCAGAGACTTCGCGAACGCGCCACGGGCGACGATGTCCGCGCCCTGGTCCTCGTTGCCGAAGGTGGAAGCGTAGCCCTCGAACACGCCCTCGCCCTCCTGGGGCAAGAACTTCACTTCGAGCCGGACGGCCTTGTGCTCCAGCTCGCCGCGGGTCAGCGGCATGGTCATGATGGTCACCTGTAGACGGAATGGGCGCCGGCGGTTTTCCGGGCGATTGGCCGGTCGTCGGCATTGCTGCCGTAGCCACTGCCGTATTCGTCCCAATTTACGTGGTGCATGTCCCCGTAGATGTCGCCCAAGCGGCTGGCAAAATCATCAAGGCCCATGTCTGAGCAAAGGCCGATGACTTCCTGCATCAGCGATTGCAGCCGGTCCCACGCGGCATTCCTGCCGCCGGCGATTTTGGTTTCAGTGCTCATGATTGCACCTCTGCTTCGACGACGGTCACGCCGCGGCCCGCAGGCAGGCGGCGATGGCGGTAGCGTGCCGGCGCGGGGTCGCGCTCGACGCCGGCGGCGTCCTGTGTCTCGCCCCAGCGCTCTTGGCGAACGCCGGTGACGACGATGCGCACCGACGAGGCGAGTTGCACGCCCATGGCAATCTCGCGCCCGCCCTCGATAGGCGTGCCCGCCGGCGCAGAGATCTCCGCTACCACGGGGCGGCCGAACAGCGGGAACGTATCCGCCAGGCCCACGAACTCGGTGCCGACGCGGATGGGGTTCAGGGACGCATAGCGCGGCACGACAAGTTCGGTGCCGACGAGGTCCTGCAGATCCTCGGCGGTGCCGAACTGCGGCAGGCCCACCTCGGCGCCGACGGCATACAACGTGACGTCGGCCGGCAGCGTGTAGCGGGTGCGCAGCTGATCGTAGAACGCGCGCCAGGCATCAGTGTCGTCTTCCAGGTCGCCGGCGCTGATCTCCTCGGGCGGAACCTCGTCGGGTGTCGGCGGCGGTTCTGGCGGCACCTCGGGGCTCTCCGGCAGGTCGAGCAGCGCGACCGGCTCCAGCGTCATGACGCAGCGGCAGTTGATGACCTGGCCGGGCGATCCATTCGGGTCGCCGGGGAACATCAGCTCCTCGTCGCCGACAGTGAACGGCTCGTCGAGCGGCTGCGTCTGGCCGTTGGCCTCGGCATGATCGGGCCGGGTGCGTGCGTCCTCCGTTGCGAGCCACGTCTTGCGATATTGCAGCGGCGAGGCCCGCGCTGCTCCGAACTGCCCGACCATGCTCGCGGTGTGGGTCTCAGTGCGGGCGATGCGGCGGGCGCGGGCAAGCGCCATGGTGCCGGACGTGGCGTCGACGATCGCCTGGGCGACCTCCTCGGTGGATGTGCCGTTGGCAAGGCCGTCGCGGATGATGTTGGTGATCTGGCGCTTCAGCGCGTCCGAGATCTGCACCACGCGCTCTGCCGTGTACTGGCGCAGGAACTCCTCCGTGTCCGCGTCGAGGCTCTCGAACAGCTTGCGCTCAATACCGAGCCATGCCGACTTGGCGCCGATCATTTGCCCGAACATGCGCGCCGTCTCGCGGATCGAGGGGGCGAGCACATTGGAGATCATCGCGGGCGCGACGGCGTCGGTGGGCTCACCACCGGCCACATAGCGCGACATGGCGTTGCGGCCGATGGCGACGAATACACGCGCCAAGTGCCGTTCCAGTGCGATTTCGTGGGATTGCACAAGGCGCAGCGAGGCTATCCGCGCGGCATGCTCGCGGGGCTGCAGGCGCGGGAAGGGCATGGGTTAGCGGTAGACGGCGTGAGCGCCAGGGGCGCCGTTTACGGATTTCTCGTCGGTTGCGGAGCCGCCGCCGGACCAGTCTCTGAGTGAGCCACGAAGTTTGCACTCCATACGTGCACTCATTTGCTTGCCTCGTGCACCACCGGCGGCGACCGGAACGATGGCCCCCCCAGGCTCTTCGCTGGCGGCTTCTTCTGCTTCAGCGCCGCATCCTGCCTCGCCTGGTCAGCCTCGGCTACATCGGTTGCCATGCTGAGCGGGATTTGGCCGGCGCTCGTATAGTGCTCGTCGCCGCCGTCAACCGGCTCGTAGCCCAGCGCGTCGCGCTTCTCGTTCAGCGAGAGCGTGGTTGACTTCTCGATGCGGTCCCATTGCTGGGCGCGCACCTCGGCAAGCGCGTCGAGCTCGTCGATGTTGGCCTCGATGGTGACACCCTTGCCGAGGGACTTCGCAAACCAGTGCTGGAACGCGCGCACCAGCATCCTCGCGAGCGGGATGACGGTCTCCTGATAGAACGCCTGCCGCGCCTCCTGGTAGTTCGAGTACGTATTATCGCCGGGGATGCCGAGCAGCATGGGGGGCACGCCCAGCGTAAACGCGATCTCGCGCGCGGCCTGGTTCTTGCCGTCGAGGGCCTGCATCTTCTCCTGATCGAGGCCCATCTGCAGCCAGCTGTACTTGCCACCATCAAGCACCATGCGCGAGCCGGTGCGGTCGTAGCCGCGCTCTTCGCCGCGAATGCGCGCGAGCAGCCGCTCGAAGTTGTCGGGATCGAGCGTCATGCCGCCGGCCTCGCTGCCCTCGAATACCAGCGCGCCGGAAGGCGAGCCCGAGTTCTGCAGCATGCCCAGCGTATGGCTGGAATAGTTGTTGTGCAGATCGATGGCCCAAGCGCAGGCATCGAGCGGCGACTGGCCATACCAGTCGTTGAGCGGGTTGAACGTCTTGAGATGCAGCAGCGGGCGGACCTGCTTGGCCGGGTCCACCTGGAAATCTCGCTCGGCGCCTCCGCAGCGATACTTGTAGGCCGCGGGAACGCCGGTCTCGTCGGGCACGACGGTAATGCGATCGGGGCGGTGCGCGTAGAGTTCCATGCGCTCCAGCATGTCCTCGTTGGTGCGCTCGCAATAGAGGTTGCCGGTGATCTTGTAGTGCGACACCAGCGCTGTGATGAGCGATTGCCAGTCCTGCTCCGGATTGGGCGACTGCATCAGGTCGAGGAACGGATGATCATCGATCTCGGTCTTGTCCTCGCCCTTGCCGGAATAGAGGCACCACGGGATCTGCGCGACGCTCTCCGCGATGATCTTCACGCAGGCATTGACGACGGGGTTCTGCTGGTAGCCTTCTTTCGCCAGCTTGGCGTAGTCGCGCTCGGGCCAGACGGCCTGGCCGACGACGAGGCGGGCGATCAGCGGGCCGACGACGCTGGCCTTGGCGCTCCACGCGGCTATAAGGCGCGCGAAGAAGCTGCGGCGCGGCGCAGAATGATGGTGCAGGGCGGGATAGGGGTACATTAGGCGTC